GTACGCTTGCGAGATTGACGACCTAGTTTCTTTGACTTCGCTCAAGACATCCTCAGCAGCAGACGGCAACTTTGACGTTACCTGGACTTCGACCGACTACGAGGCGCATCCCTTGAACGGATTGTCGGGCGGACAATACTGGCCGACTAATGAGTTCAAAGCAATCGGTGACTATCTTTTCCCAGTCTGGACAACCTCAACTACAAACAGCAACGAGGCGACCGTGCAGGTGACCGGAACGTGGGGATGGAGTAGCGTACCGACTGCAATCAAGCAGGCAACGATTCTCTTAGCCATGAGGCAATTCAAGCGTTACGATTCACCGCTCGGCGTAGCAGGCTTTGGAGACCTCGGCGCAATCCGAGTCGGCAAGCTCGACCCAGACGTAGACGCTTTGGTTATGCCATACAAGAAGGTCACCGCAGCCTAATGCCAACCATTACACAAATCCGCGACGGCCTAGCAACCAACTTGGCCACAATCAGCGGTCTACGAGTTTCGGCAGAAGTGCCGGATAATCCTTCGCCACCTATTGCAGTCGTTCAGATGGGCAACGTCTCATACGACACTGCATTCGGCGGAGGGCTAACAACCTACAACTTCATCGTGTCGATAATCGTCGGGCGCGTTGCCGAGCGAGAAGCTCAGCGTCGCCTCGATGCTTACGGCTCAACCAGTGGAGCTTCATCCGTGAAGGAAGCAATCGAGTCAGACAGAACCCTAAATGGCTTAGTTAGCGACCTTCGAGTAACTGACCTATCTAACGTAGGTGCGGTATTATTGGGTGAGGCAAGTTATCTCACGGCTGATTGGGCCGTGACCGTATACGCAACATAAGGAGAAAACCGTGGCCAAGTTCGTAGCAACTGACTACAGCATCACGATCAACGGGTCAGACTTTAGCTCAAGTTTGGCCGCAGTAACCCTCGACATCACGGCTGAGGAGCAGGACACCACTGCCTTCGGTTCCGGTTACCGCACTCGCATTGGTGGCCTAAAGGACGGTTCGGTCACTCTGGACTTCCACCAGGACTTCGGTGCAGCTTCGGTAGACGCAACCCTATTCCCACTATTGGGAACTCAGGCAACCGTCGTCGTCAAGCCAACCTCAAGCGCAGTAGGAGCAACCAACCCTACCTACACCGCAAACTGCCTAGTTACTCAGTACCAGCCATTCGCTTCCTCAGTGGGAGACTTGGCTACGCTTTCGGTCTCTTGGCCAACAAGCGGCTCAGTAACTCGCGCAACAGCCTAAGGAAAAAATGAACATCAACCTACAAATCGTTTATAGCGACGGCACAACTAAAGACGTTTCTGCAAACCCAGCGGACATCGTGGCATTCGAGGCGCACTTCGATCTCAGCATTGCCAAGCTTCAGGAGAACATTCGCCTAACGCATTTGTTCTACTTGGCCTGGCACGTTGAGAAGCGCACCGGTGCTACGACCGCTGAGTTTGAGAAATGGCTTGAGGCGGTCGAAGGCGTAGAGGCCGCAGCCCCAAAAAAATAAAGGGTCTGGGCGACGATTCCCTGCACTGGGTAATCGCCTGGATTAGTTGCGAGACTGGCGTTAGTCCTATCGACTTGCAGAACCTTGAGCCGCGCATGCTTTGGACGATGCAGAAGTACCTAGAACATAAGGCCCAGCGGGAGAGTAACGCGGCACGTCGTCGGCGGTAAACTAGAACAATGAACGTCAGAGTAATCCCAGATGTAGATGCAAAACAACTGCGGAACGTTCTACGTGCAATCAAGACCATTGAGCCAACAGTTACTAAGACACTTCGTGCGGACTTGCGGTCGCAGCTATCATCACTAGCCAAACAAACTGCTGAGTCAATTCCAACTGATGCTCCAATGAGCGGTATGGATAACAACTACAAGCACGGCTGGAGCAGGGTAGATGGCAAGGTTTCATTCACACCTGGTAAGTCACGCTATGCCGGAGACTACCTAGTTAGCATTCGCGTAGTGCCAAAGGCAAACCGAGGTGTATTTATCGCGGAGTTTGCCGGCTCTAGGTCGCGAGGATCTACGACTCGCGGAAGCAGGATGATTGACAATCTCAATCGGAAAAAAGGGATGGTTGGTCAAGGCGGTCGATTCGCCTACAACCGATTCCGTAGCCTACGACCAGAAGCAGTCTCAGTAGCCAGGCGCATTGTCGAGTCTACGTTCAAGAAGTTTGAGAAGGAACTCTAATGGCAAAGCCGGCAATCAATCTCCCGCTCGTATCGAAGTTCAACGATACGGGAATCAAAGAGGCGGAGAGTGCGCTAGGAAAATTTAGCAAAGGCGTTGGCGCTATTGCTGCCGCTGCTACTGCTGCCGTCGCCGCTGTTGCGGTTGTATCCGTTCAAGAGTTTGCAAAGTTTGACGCTGCACTAACTAAGTCACAGGCGATCATGGGTGACCTCTCAGAGGCCATGAAGACGGACATGAGTGACGCGGCTAGGGAAGTAGCCAAGACCACAACCTTCTCCGCTGAGCAAGCCGCTGAGTCGTTCTTCTTCCTAGCATCCGCAGGTCTGGACGCAGAGGCATCGATCGCGGCAATGCCACAAGTAGCCAAGTTTGCTCAGGCCGGTATGTTCGACATGGCTACAGCAACCGACTTGGCAACAGACGCGCAGTCTGCCCTCGGTCTAGCTTCCAAAGACTCGCAGGAAAACCTCGACAACCTAACCAGGGTCACCGACGTATTCGTTCGCGCAAACACTCTGGCCAACACCTCAGTCGAGCAACTTGCAACAGCCTTCACAACCAAAGCGGGTACTGCCCTAAAGACAGTTGGCAAGGACGTAGAGGAAGGTGCTGCTGCACTTGCCCTATTCGCCGATCAAGGTGTCAAGGGAGAGCTGGCCGGTACTCAGCTAACCAACACAATCTTCGGTCTAACAGACCGCGCTCTCAAGGCTCCAGAAGCATTTGAGAAACTAGGCATCTCGGTCTTCGACGCTGAAGGCAACATGAAAAACTTTGCCGACATAGCCGATGACTTAGGTGTCGCCTTCGAGGGCATGACTGAGGAGCAAAAGCTTGCAGAACTCGGAGCACTTGGATTCTCAAAGCAAGCGCGTTCCGGTGTATTGCTACTCTCTGGTCAAGGCGACAAGCTACGCGAGTACGAAGGCGCATTGCGTGACGCTGCTGGCTTTACGCAAGAAGTAGCCGACAAGCAGTTGCTCACACCGACTGCACAATTTCAGCTACTCGGATCGTCACTGAAAGACGTAGCGCTAGAACTTGGTTCGGTGCTGACTCCCGCACTAGGGGACATGGCTGGAGCACTTGCTCCGTTGGTAAATAACTTCCTACCAATCTTTAGTCAATTCATAGACGAGAAGATTCGTCCTGGTATCGAGAACCTAACCTCACGTTTCAAAGACTTCGCAGCAGAGATTCGTGAAGGCTC